TAAACCAGAGTGGACAACTCAGATTAACTTAATTCCTGAAATGAATATTCATATGGATATTCCTATTGTATTAAAAAGTGTACAGTATACAGATACCTTTGTGGGAAATTTCAATGATAGACAGGCGATCATATGGGATCTGAACTTTGTGCTTAAGGGTTATTTGTATGGACCTGTTTCTTCTGCTGGTATTATTAAAGAGGTTGATGTTAATTTTTATGTACCAACAACCAATACTGCAGCTGAGGGTATCAGCGTAACATCTATTGCTGAATATGTAACTATAACACCTGGACTTGATGGTAATGGTGCACCAACTAGTAATTCTTCTATCTCTATTCCCGTATCTCAAATCTCCGCTAACAGCGACTATGGATATATTAAAGACTTCTTTACAAACATTGGATAATACATTATGGCTAATACGCAATCAATATCAAATGCCCTTGGCATAAACTTCAGCGCAAATACAGATTCTACAGATCCAAATACCATTTTTGTTCAAGATAAAAAAGCATCTAAAGCAGAAAACGATTATGAGTTTGCTCGTGGGAATCTTTATTCAATCATTGAGAATGGCCAGCGTGCTCTTGATGATATGATAGAATTTGCCAAACAAGCCCAGCATCCTCGCGCATACGAGGTCGTCGGTGGATTAATTAATAATCTTGTTGATGCTAATCAGAAGCTACTCAATCTATCTAAACAAGTCAAAGAGATTACCGACAATGCACAGCAAAAAGAAGGTGGTGACACTATCAACAATAATCTGTTTGTAGGTAGCACTGCGGAGCTTCATAAGCTTCTAAAGGGTGATAATGGCTAACGATAATTATTTAGGAAACAAAAATCTCAAGAGATCCTCAGTTAATATTGAGTGGACTAAGGAACTGATTCTAGAATACAAAAAGTGTTCTGATGATCAGATTTATTTCATTAAAAAATATTGTAAAATTGTAAATGTTGATAAGGGTCTTGTCAACTTTGAGTTGTGGAAATTTCAAGAAGAAATGATCCACACTTTTGAGGACAATAGATTCTCTATTGCAAAGATGCCTCGTCAGGTCGGTAAAACTACCACCGTAGCTGCCTATTTGCTCCACAAGATTCTGTTCAATGAAAACTATAGAATTGCTATTCTTGCTAACAAGGATCGTGGTGCTAGAGAAATTCTATCTCGCATTCAGCTAATGTTTGAGCATCTACCCAAGTGGCTACAGCAGGGTGTGTTAGAATGGAACAAGGGTAACATCGAACTAGAGAATGGTTCTAAGATTCTATCATCGGCTACCTCATCCTCAGCCACTCGCGGTGGTTCATTCAACCTACTATACCTAGATGAATTCGCCTTCGTGCCTAATAACATTCAGGATGAGTTCTTCGCATCAGTTTATCCTACTATTACTTCAGGTCAAAACACCAAGGTCATTATTACCTCCACGCCTAATGGCATGAACATGTTCTATAAGATCTGGACTGACAGCGTGAATAACAAGAACACTTATTCTAGAGTGTCTGTCCACTGGTCTATGATTCCGGGTCGTGATGAGAAGTGGCAGAAACAGACTATCGAGAATACATCGCAGCGCCAGTTCAATCAAGAATATAATTGTGAGTTTCTAGGTTCATCTAATACTCTTATTGATGCCTCTAAACTAGGAACCATACCTTACGCTGACCCGATATCTAAAAAAGGCAGTGTTGACAAGTTTGAAGAAGTAATCCCAGGTCACACTTACCTTATATCTGTTGATACCTCTAGAGGCTCTGGGATCGATTACTCAGCCTTCATAGTGTTTGATATTACTTCGGTCCCTTATAGGGTGGTTGCCAAATATCGAGACAATGAAATCGAGTCTCTGGTTTATCCTACCATCATATACAATGTAGGCAGACATTACAATTATGCATATGTTCTAGTGGAGGTGAATGACATCGGTCAGCAGGTAGCCGATATTCTACTCCATGACCTTGAGTATGAAAATGTCCTTTCCACAAGGTCTAAGGGTAGAGCTGGCCAGAATATCAGTGGAGGTTCTGGGGTCAAATACGGTCTAGGAGTTAGAACCACCACTCAGGTAAAGCGTATCGGCTGCGCGAACTTTAAGAGCCTTGTTGAAAACGATAAAATAATAATTAATGATTATGACCTATTGTATGAGATGTTCAGATTCATTGAGCATAATAATAAATACGAAGCCGAAGAAGGAGAACATGACGATCTAGTAATGTGTTGTGTATTATTCTCTTGGCTCGTGCATCAAGAATACTTCAAAGAGCTTTGTGATAACGATGCAAGATTAGAGGTATTGTCCAGCAACCAAAAATTAGTCGAAGAAAACCTAATACCCTTCGGGTTTATCGATGATGTTTGGGTCGATCCAGACGCAATAGATGATACAGATCAAGAATTTAATAAATGGTTCAACAATTAAGCTTAGTATCCTGTTTTTATAAATAATACAGTAAGGCGCTCTATAAGCATCTATTTTGGGATAAGGGAGAATTAACAATGGCATTTCAAGTAAGCCCAGGAATTAACGTCAGCGAGATCGATCTCACAACGGTTATTCCAGCAGTTTCAACAACTACTGGTGGTATCGCAGGTATCTTTCGCTGGGGTCCAATCGGTCAGCTAGTTCTAGTTGATTCAGAAGCATCACTAGTTCGTCGTTTTGGCGAACCAAACAGCAGCAACTTCGAAACCTTCTTCACAGCTGCTAACTTCCTCGCTTATGGTAATTCACTATTAGTAAGTCGCGCTGCTGGCACTGGCACTACAGCCAATGATTCTTTCTCCGCTGTCGCTGATATCACTGGTGCAGTAGCTACAGCTGTTGCAGCTGGCACTTATTCTGGCGCTAACGTCCAGAACGGATTCTTTATCAGCAACGAAGATGATTATAACAATTCTTCAGCTAATGGTAACTTTGCTGCTAACACAACTTTCAAGTATGTCGCTCGTTATCCTGGATCATTAGGTTCTAGCTTGTCAGTATCTCAGTGTGATAGTGATACTCAATATTCTTCAAACTTAGTTAATGTTGCAAATACAACCTTTACTATTAACTCGAATACTGCAACAATCGTATTTACTGATAATGCTGCTAATCTTCAGAGTGCAACTGTCACAGCCAATCTAGCTTCAACTATCGCCTGGAATGCACTTACTGTTGGTGACTATATTACTGTCGGTAATAGCACTATCGGTACTCAGAATCTTCAGGTATCTTCTAAGGGTTCTATCCCAGTATTCTTCTCTAATGTCGGAACGATGAGCTCAAATACGACATTAACAGCATTAACTAACACAGCAACGATTACTGTTGGCATGTTTGTTTCTGCCAATATTGCAGGTATGCCCGCCGGTGCTACTGTAGCCAGCATTGTAAACTCTACTGCTGTAACACTAAGTGCCGCTACAACTGCTACTGGTTCAGCTAACCTACACTTTGCTGATGAAACACTAGAAATCTCCTTCTACAGCCCATATACTCTATCTTCAACCTTTACTCCCGCAACAACTAACATTGCTCGTCTCTGGGAACATTATGGTTCTGCTCCTGCAGCTCCTGGCAAGTCCACTTATGTATCAACATACGGCAACACTTCTGCTAATGATGAACTGCATGTTGTGGTTTCTGATGCTCTTGGCCAGATTACCGGTACTCCTGGGCAGGTTCTAGAAGTATTTACTGGTCTATCACGTGCTACAGATGCAAAAACTACTGATGGCTCAACAAACTACTATGTGGATGTAATCAATAAGAGCTCACAGTATGTTTGGTTTACTAACCATCGTCAAACGAGCGCTTATACTGCTAATGCTGCTCTAATTACTTCACAGTCAAATACAACACCAATGACCATCCAGTTCGCTGGCGGTCAGGACGGTGCTGCTGAAACTGCTCCAGTAATTGGTGCTCTAACAACTGCTTATGACTTATTCAAGTCGACTGAAACTTCTGCTGTTTCTCTACTTCTAACAGGTAAGTCAGACGATACAAATACAACTCAGTTAGCTAACTATTTAATTCAAAACATCGCCCAGCCTCGTCAGGACTGTGTTGTGTTCGTATCACCTAATAGGTCAACTGTTGTCAATAATGCTGGTAACGAAGCTACCTCGATTGTGAGTTTCCGCAATGGTCTAACGAACTCCTCTTATGCTGTTCTAGATTCTGGTTACAAGTATCAGTATGACAAGTACAGTGACATCTATCGCTATATCCCACTAAATGGTGATATTGCTGGTCTATGCGCTTTTACTGATAATGCTAAGGATCCCTGGTATTCACCTGCTGGTTTCAATCGTGGTCAGATTAAGAATGTTGTTAAGCTTGCTTTCAATCCAAGCAAGGCTCAACGCGACCTTCTATATCCAAACGCAGTAAACCCAGTTGTAACTTTCCCAGGTCAGGGTACAGTTCTATTCGGTGACAAGACGCTACAGGCTAAGTCTTCTGCATTCGATCGTATTAATGTTCGTAGGTTGTTTATCGTTCTTGAGAAAGCAATTTCGGCTGCTGCTCAGTACTCGCTCTTTGAGTTCAACGATGCCTTTACTCGGTCACAGTTCGTATCATTAGTTACTCCATTCCTCCAGGATGTACAAGGTAGACAGGGTATCTATGACTTCCGCGTTGTTTGCGATGACTCAAACAATACTGCGCAGGTTATCGATGCTAACCAATTTGTTGGTGACATCTATGTCAAGCCAGCCAAGTCTGTAAACTTCATCCAGCTAAACTTTGTGGCTGTTAGGACTGGCGTTGAGTTCTCCGAAATCGTAGGCAAATTCTAATAAATATAAAGAAAACAGGAGAAATTAAAGATGTCCTTCAATATTAATGAAATTAAGGCTCAACTTACTGGTGGCGGCGCTAGACAGTCACTCTTTAGCGTTCAGTTTAATAACCCAGCAAATGCTGTTTCGAACATTAAGGTTCCATTCATGGTCCGTGCTTCTTCTATTCCTGAAGCCAGACTAGGAAACATTCAGATCCCTTACTTTGGTCGTAAAGTAAATATTGCTGGCGATCGTACCTATGCTGAATGGTCAGTAACAATCATCAACGATGAAGACTTCCAGATCCGTAATGGTCTAGAGCAGTGGTCAAATAAGATCAACTCGTTTGAAGGCAATCTTCGCACGTTTGGTGGTTCTTCACCACTACTCTATAAGCAGGATGCCACTGTATCTCAGTATGGTAAGACTGGTAATGTAATTCGCCAGTATACCTTCCATGGTATTTACCCAATGGATATCTCAGCAATCGCTCTTGATTGGAATGCAACCGATCAGATTGAAGAGTTCCAGGCATCGTTCATGTATGATTACTGGGAAGTAACTGGCGGCAACACTGGTAACGCAGGTGGTAAGTAAATATAATACATTATTGATAAGGTGATATGATGAAGATTTTTGGATTTGAAATCAAGAGAGAAGAAGAACAATTAGACATTCCGTCATTTGCTCCTAGAGAGTCTGATGACGGTGCACTAGTCGTTTCAGCTGGTGGTACATTCGGTACATACCTTGATCTTGAAGGTTCAGCCAGAACAGAAGCAGAAATTGTAGCTAAGTATCGCGAGATGGCAGTTCAACCAGAAGTTGATCTTGCCATCAGTGACATCATATCCGAAGCTATTGTGAAGGAAAGCAAAGAGAAAATCGTTGAGATTGATCTTGATGATTTAGATTACACTGATAATATCAAAGAAAGAATTACTCAAGAGTGGGATAAGATTTCTGAGTTATTTGATTTTAATAACTATGGTTATGAAATCTTCAAGCGTTGGTATGTTGATGGTCGTATTTACTATCATGTAATGATCGACGTTAATGATCCTCGCTCTGGTATTCAAGAATTACGTTACATTGATCCTCGTAAGATCCGTAAGATCCGCGCTGTTAAGCGTATTCGTAAGGACATGGTATATACTAACGTAACAGACAGCGAATTCTACATGTATAATGAAAGAGGCTTCAAGGGAGCTTCCGCCACTGGTATGGATAATCAGGGTGTGCAAATTGCAAAGGATTCTATCCTACATGTAACATCAGGCGTAGTTGATAAGGATAATAAGATCGTACTTGGTTATTTGCATAAAGCGATTAAGCCACTCAATCAATTACGCATCCTTGAAGATGCCACAGTAATTTATCGTATTGCTCGCGCACCTGAACGTCGTATCTTTAGCATTGACGTTGGCAACCTTCCTAAGATGAAGGCTGAACAGTATGTCCGTGATATGATGGTTAAGCATAAGAATCGTTTAGTGTATGATGCTACAACAGGTAATGTAAGAGACGATCGTAAGTTCCTTACCATGCTAGATGACTATTGGTTCCCACGTCGCAGTGATGGTGGTGGTACTCAGGTACAGACATTAGCATCAGGTGGAAACCTCGGCGAAATGTCTGATGTTGAATATTTCGAAAAGAAATTATATCAGTCACTTAATGTTCCCACATCACGCCTACAAGGTGAAGGTGGGTTTAACCTTGGTCGTTCATCAGAGATTAGCCGCGATGAACTTAAGTTCCAGAAGTTCATCCTTCGTTTACGCACTAAGTTCTCAGAGCTATTCTATAAGGTTCTCGAGAAGCAGTTAGTATTAACTGGTGTTATTGCTGATGAAGAATGGCCAAAGATCAGGAATAAGATTCACTTTAACTTCCAGCAGGACAACTACTTCGCTGAGTTAAAGGATCAGGAAATCGTACGTGAACGCATGAATACCCTTGCAATGATGGACCCTTATGTCGGTAAGTATTTCTCTGAGGAATGGATCCGTAAGAATGTCCTACAGTTGACTGATGAAGACATCGAGCAAATGGATAAGGAAATAAAGGAAGATCAGAAGAAGAACTTTGATCAACAGACCATGCAGGCACAGCAAGCCCAGATGCTAGCTCCTCCTGATCAGCAAGGTCAACCTGGCCAGCAACCGCCACCTGGTGAACCATCTTCTGGTCCTCAAGAACCACAGCTTAGTCAGTAAAGTAATATAAATATAAATAGAATACATGGAGATTAATATGGCAGAACATACCGTTTCAGATATTATTGATTACGCTATTGACGGCGACGTAGTTAAGATTCAAGCGTCCGTCGACGACTATATGAAGGAAAAGGTTGCTGAAGTTCTTGCCGCTAAGAAGATTGAAGTCGGCAAAACACTTTTTAACTCAGAGGAATAAAATGCCAACACAGGATAAAGATACAGAAATGGCTATTCCTTCACAACCAAGGAAGTTAGCTCGTAAGCTTATGCAGATCGATCTTACGCCTTATGCCATGGGCAGGGCTGCTAAGGAAGTTACCAAGAAGTTTACTGCCAAGCATCCAGTAGAAGTTAGTGACTATCCAGCTGATGATGCTGAGTCTAATAATGCTCGCTTCAAGGGTGGTAAGGTCAATAAAGACAATACTCGTAAAGCCGATTATAAAACAGGCGGAGATGAGAACACTTATGAAAGTGTAATCAAGAGAAAGCTTATCGAAAAGTTTTCTAGCTATGCGATTGCTGAAGCTGGCGAACCAATGTCAGATGCCGCACACGAATTATCACTTCATGCTGATAATGATCGTCATCTATACAGAAACAGTCATGTGCCTGTTGCCAAGAACTTAGAAAAAAAGTTCAAGAAGGGCAGCTATGATCATGAGAAAGCAAAGAAACTTTGGGGCTATCACGCTGATCGTGCAGCACAGAGCTATTCAAAACAACATGGCGATGTAAAAACACCTTGGCACAAGATGTTCACCACTGCTGATCGTAAGCAAGCTGCATCACATATGGCCGATAAGCATCAGGCAGAGATGGATGCCGGTAACTTTCATTCTGAAAATGTAGAGTGGAATGATATTCCCGCACTAAATGAAACGACTGCTTTCACATACATTGCAGAACTTGGCGAACCAATGTCACCTGCTCCTGCAACATCTGATAATCCAGGATTTTCTGGCGACTCAGCAATGGCAACCGATAATGGTGCCGAGAATGAAAAAACAAACAACTCTGGTGATGAAGAAAATGAAACTGTAAACGGTGTCAGAGAAAAGCTAGAAAACATCGCTATGATGTCAGCTGAGATGTTTGAAAATCTTCAGGACGATACAGAATTAGATAAGCACGTTATTGAAAAGTTAGAACTTGCTCATAATTTTATTGAAGCAGTCTCAAAAGAAATCAATGACTCAAAGAGTGGTGACGACGAAGAAGAAGATGAACCAGAAGGTAATCAAGGCGGCAAGGACGATAACAATATTGCCAAGCCATCAGCTTTCAAGGGCAATGGCGAACAGTCAATGGCCAAGGAAGAAGTCGAACTTGATGAAGCCACTGTTCCTGCTCCAAGTGAAGATGATGAAGGATACTATACTCATAAAGAAATTCATGGTAAAAATGCTGTTTCCAAGGAAGATTGGAAAAAGGGCATTAGAAAGCCAAAAACTCCTGTAAAGTCAGAAGAAGGCGTAAAGAAGATTGCGAGAAAAGCTATGAAGACATTTGCTACAAAGAAGGGAGCATAATAAATGGCTACCTCATATCAAAATAGACCTGCAGGTCATGCTTGGTTTAGATCAGCTGGTGCTAATCTAGTAATCACTTTAACTAACTGCAACATCAATGCTACTGCAGAAAATGTACAGAGCATGGTAGTTACTAAGATGATAAGCTCTGGCGTTTGGAGCATCTATCGCGGTGCTAACTTAGTATTCACAACTTCTAATACCAATAACACGTTTGACTTTTCTGGTAATGGCACTACATTAGGTGGTGAATTTCCAGCAGCAAACATTGTCGCTAATACTGCAGATGCAGCTGCGTCAATATTGATTCAGGTTGGTAAACAAACTATTGGCAACGTAGCATAAAGGAACTACAATGAAGCTTATTTGCGAAATACTCGACCAGAAACTAAGCTTAGTTAAAGAAGCTAAGGAAGATGGTCGCAAGAACTATTTCATCGAAGGCGTATTTCTTATGGGTGATAAGCCTAATAAGAATGGTCGTATCTATGAGTCAAAGATTCTTGCTAAAGAAGTTGCTCGCTATACTAAGGAACTCATTGAGACCAATCGTGCTTATGGTGAACTTGGCCATCCCGCTGGTCCATCAATCAATCTAGATCGTGTATCACACATGATCAAGTCACTACGCCAGGAAGGTTCAGACTTCATTGGCAAGGCTAAGATCACTGATACCCCTATGGGTAATATCGTAATGAACCTACTAGATGAAGGTGCCAACCTTGGCGTTTCTTCACGCGGTATGGGTACACTAAAGTCAAATGGTGGTATCATGGAAGTCCAAGACGACTTTATGCTTGCTACTGCTGCTGATATTGTCGCCGATCCTTCTGCTCATAAAGCTTTCGTTCGTGGCGTTATGGAGAACACAGAATGGGTATATGACGTTGCCGCAGGCACATGGCAGGCAGCTGAAATGGTACATGAAGCTAAGAAAGAAATGAAGAAGATGACGGTAAATCAGATCGATGAGAACTCACTTCGGATGTTCAATAAGTTTCTAAAATCACTATAAGAACTAATTAATTATAAATAAGTATAGTATCTCAAAAGGTCTCAAAGGAGAAAGAAGTTATGGCTATTAATAAGGATAATGAGGAACTAGTAGAGTTCAAGGCATCTGGCGGTGACAATGAAACAGTCGATCCAATTGCTATGGATGGACATAAGGGTCGTTCTGCTGATAAGTCAAATGGCGAAACACCTAATACTTTCGCCACAAAGGCTGAAGCACTCAGTGCTACCATTGAAATCATGAGCGGTATGCCAAAGGGAAAAATCGGCAACATCTATAAGGGTTTGACCGATGGTCTATCCGCCGAGAAGTCAAAGGCAACTCGCCGCCTTGGTACAGCTACAGACGATGCCTCTGGCGAAGCTCCCCGTTCTTCAGGCGCACAGGTTGCTGCTGAAGACATGGAAGTGATCTTTGATGGCCAGGAACTATCAGAAGAAATTCGCGATAGAGCTAAGATTATTTTTGAAGCCGCACTAAACACTCGCGTATATGTAGAAGTTGCCCGTCTAGAGGAAGAGTTTGAGACCAAGCTCGAAGAAGCTCTAGAGGATAAGGTAACTCAGCTTACAGAAAATGTTGACAAGTATCTTTCATATGCAGTAGAACAATGGGTTAGCGATAACGAAATTGCTATCGAATCAGGTTTGAAGGCAGAGGTTGTTAATGACTTCATTGGTGGTCTTAAGAATCTATTCGCCGAGAACTATGTTGAAATCCCTGACGACAAGATCGATCTAGTATCTGAACTAACACAGCACGTCGCAGAGCTAGAGAAGAAGATTAATGATGTCGTTAAGGAGAATGTTGAACTAACAGATTATGTTGATTCACTTGAAGTAGATAATATTTTTGCTGAAGCTGTCGAAGCTCTTCCCCTTACACAGCAGGAAAAGCTCCGTTCGTTAGTTGAGGGCATCGAGTATGCTGATGCTGGCGAGTTCACCAAGAAGCTAAATGTTATCAAGGAATCATTCTTCAGCGAAGGTAAGAAAGAAGTGTCAAATGCTGCCACTCTAACCGAAGCCACTGAAGATAATTCCGATGAAGAAAATGCCCAGCCCACAACTGGAACCATGTCTCATTATGTAAAAGCAATTTCGCAAACAACAAAGAAGTAGATTATATAAATACTATTTGTATAACCCAACAGGAAAACAAGGGAGTTAATTAAATGCTAATCAACGAAGAGATTCAAAAGAAGTGGGGTCCAGTTCTTGAGCATCCAGATCTACCATCGATCAAGGATTCGCACAAGCGTTCGACTATCGCTCAGCTACTAGAAAACACAGAAGCTGCCATGCGCGAAGCTGGTCAGTATGCCCCTCAGTCTCTACTTGAGACCAATGGCCCATCGACCAACCTAGCTGGTGGTGCACTAAACTACGATCCAGTGCTAATTTCACTAGTTCGTCGTGCAATGCCTAACCTAATCGCCTATGACATCTGCGGCGTGCAGCCAATGACTGGCCCAACTGGCTTGATCTTTGCACTACGTCCCCAGTATACTTCACAGAGCGGTAATGATGCCTTCTACAACGAAGCCAACACTGGTCATGCAACAATCAATGCTGGTAATAACAGCCTCGGCCAGTCCGGCAATAACGTCGGTACTGTTCCTGCTGCTACCAATGCCGCATATAACTTTGCGGCTGGTATGTCAACTGCCCAGGCTGAAATGCTTGGCACCACAAGCAATGCCGAATTTGCCCAGATGGCATTCTCAATCGACAAGGTCACTGTAACTGCAAAGTCACGTGCCCTCAAGGCTGAGTACTCAATCGAACTAGCCCAGGATCTAAAGGCGATCCACGGTCTAGACGCTGAGACAGAGCTATCCTCGATTCTTTCAGCTGAAATTCTAGCTGAAATCAATCGCGAAGTTGTCCGTACAATCGGTCTAACAGCTTCTTCAGGTGCAACTGATACAACTTCTGCTGGTACTTTCGACCTAGACGTTGACTCAAATGGCCGTTGGTCAGTTGAAAAGTTCAAGGGTCTAATGTTCCAGATCGAACGCGAATCTAATGCTATTGCCAAGGCAACTCGTCGTGGTAAGGGTAACATCATTATCTGTTCTTCAGACGTTGCGTCTGCTCTACAGATGGCTGGTGTTCTAGATTACGCTCCTGCTCTAAACAGCAATAACCTCCAGGTTGATGATACAGGCAATACCTTTGCCGGTGTCCTAAATGGTCGCACTCGCGTCTATATCGACCCCTATGCTGGTGGCAACTATGTCGTTTGCGGTTACAAGGGTTCTTCTGCCTTTGACGCTGGCGTCTTCTATTGCCCCTATGTTCCCCTACAGATGGTACGTGCTGTTGGCCAGGACAGCTTCCAGCCCAAGATTGGTTTCAAGACCCGCTACGGCATGGTCGCGAACCCCTTCTCAAAGGGTGCTATCGATGCAGCTGCTGCCACAACTGGCGGCGACCTAGCTGCTAACACTAACGTCTTCTACCGTCGCTTCCTCGTTTCGAATATCATCTAATAAGAAACGAGTTCTACAAACTAAAAAGAGGGATCCAAAAGGTCCCTCTTTTTTTTAACTAATTTTGATTTGTATATTAATAGGTCGCCGAAGAACCTCTAGCATTCGTTTTCTTCGCGGTATGTTTACCTCACTAGCACGAAGTGATTCTGTGTTACCTGCAAAAACCCCATCAGCAAATCCCCAGGCTACTGCTTCATCGGCTGCAAGATGAACATTGATCTTGTCTCTCATAGTCTCCTTTAGATGGGTCTTAATCCTACCATCACTAAGAGCCTTAAACTTCCCCTGTTCCTTTAGACGAGCAACGTAAATTCTAAGCATCAGCTCTTGTGCTTTCCTGCGCTCATTATCCTCCGTCTC